ATAAAGGCTATTAAGATTAATCTTTTTAACGAGTTGACGCTTATCCCAGTATTCTTCTTCAATCTTGTTTCCTGCCTTAATACAGTCTTTGAGTTTGGCCTGCATCTCTTTACGTTCAGCATACCACCGCTTTAACAGTCCAGGAATGATACCTTCTTTCTCGTAAGTAAAGATGGTGCCATTCGCTGACAGCATCCAGGGCTGGTTGCTTTCAAAGATTAAATCATTTACCTGCGCTGCTGATAATGTATCACTACCGCCATCTTCCCAGTCGATAGTGATTTCACGTCCAACATCTCTATCCATAACTGCTGTATATTCTAAACTGCCGAATATACCTTCCCAAGCAGAAGCAAAAGATTTACCTTTGGCCATCTCTGCTTCGATGTATGCTTTAGTACCATCTTGTCGTAACTGACCAACGATGGTCTCTGGACCCATGTTCAAAGCCCTAATAGCAGAAGGATATAGACTGTTAATATCAAGAGAACCAATCCATTCATGAATGCCTTTCTTTGGATAGGCAACATAAGCACCTGCGGCCTGTGTATCACCTTGTTCTTCCATCTTCTTACGATTAGGAACAATCATGCCACGCTTATGAGCTTCGTTGATAATAGCCTGTTCTGTAACAGCAACAGCACCCATTGTGGTCTGCAACAACACAGTACATTCATGTGCCAGTGTGTTAGCAAGATCCAAGAACTTCAGTTTCTTGTCTAGTTTATCTAACAACGCACAGTCTTGTCTGTTGTATTCAATAAACTTACGGAAGTCATTGTTATACAGCTGATCAAGTGTGCCTTCGTAGACAGTTTTGTTTTCACCAATCTCCATCTCACCGATAGCATCCAATCTATAGGTGTGACGTTCTTCATATGTATACTTGCGATACAGTTCCAAACTGTCTAAGTGAACACGACCAACAAGATCGTATGTGATAGCAGTCTTTCCGTATTTTTCGTATTCACGTTTCTTAGGAAACTGATCCCACAAACAAAAACGACGAGTATCTTCCTTACTGAGAACTTTAGTAACACGGTTAACAGTATATGGAATATCAAAGCCTTCTGAGTTCCAACCACTTAACACATCTGCGTCTTTGATAAGATCAAGGAATGTGTCCAGCATGTTTGCTTCGTTGTCAAACAACATAGTGTTAGGAAACTCAGCAACTTGTTTCTCAGCTTCTGCCATAGACAGAGTCTTTGGAGGAATGGCCAAACATACCATAGTATCCATCAATTGTAGGTGAACAGCAATCGCAGTGATTGGCATAAATGCATCCTCTGGAGACGCATAGCCACGTTCTGGATCAAAGTCCACCTCAATATCGAAGAACGCTACGTTTAGTTTTGGAGCATCAACATTAAGATAGTTGTCTTCAAGACAACGATAGATTGGATTAATATCACTTTCAAACAGTCGCTTGTTGGAATGGATAGCAAGTTCTTTGCGATGTTCTTTAACATTCTTTGAACTTACACGACTAAGTGGTTCGCCCTTGATTGAAAGATATTTGCCCTTTGGATCAGGGTAATAAAAGATATGCCTTGCAGGATATTCTTTAAAATGTCTGTTACCTTTGTCGTCACGTTCAACAACATTGATAACGTCTTGCTCTCTATTATAGAAAGCATCTACGTAACTCATATTTTTCTCCTTGTGATTTACGGCCCACAAATACCAATGTGATCATTTCCTGGCTGATCAGACCTTTCTCAGTTTTATTTAGTTAACTAACATTCTCACAAGACCAATAGTATCAATACTGGTCAGCAAGATGTAGTTAGCCAACATGCCAAATGATTTCCTAGTGTAAGCAGCCCAAGCATAAAGAGCACAGCCACTAATCCAGACAGGATATAATGCAAGTAAAGGAGGATTGGGGACTGTGACTGCCATCGTAATAGAGCAACCAATGCTAATAGCCCAAGCAACGAGCTCGACAACAAAGCGAAAGGGGTGAGAATGCCAGTCATCTTTGATCCAATCTATAGTAGGTTTAAAAAAATCTATAATCATTCTGGTAAGCGTTTAACAGCACCGAGGATGCCTTCGATTTCTTCCCATTCGCCTTCGTGCTCTTTCCAGTTGTCTTTGTGAGCAATACGAATAGCCTTATTGATCCAACTTGGTTTAATCTGTAGTTCTTCTGCTACTGCTTTAACTGTTTCTTTCAAACCTTCTTGGAGGTCTTCTACTTCACGAAGTACATTTGAGCCTTCGTTGATTAATCTTTCTAGTTTCGCTTTTTCTTCTGCGCCGTACATTTTAGACATAATATGCTCTCCTATAAGACTATTATATAGTCATAAAAAAAGCCAGTCAACCTATGACTGGCTTTTGTTTACCAAAATGTTTTATTATTTTGTATCTTCGGATAGCACATCGTACATTTCAAACTTGCCACCCATGCGCTCGTATGTCATGCCTGCATAGATATCAGCCTTAACGCCTTCACCTAGCTTTTGAACAGCAACACGTTGAGCCCATGCAAACAACTCACGATCAAGTGGATCGATTTGTTGTTGACCGCCGCTTTCACGAACTAGTGTTAACATTTCTTTAAATGATAAAATGTTTTCAACTGATTCTTTAACTGGACGCTTTTTGCCTTTTGGCATCATTTTGCTTTCGTTTTTCTTAGCAAATGGGTTCTCACCTTTCTTTGGAGTGGACCCTTTCTTCTTGTCAGCAACTGCTTTCTTGAATGGCTCTTTCTTGTCTCCGTCACCGTCAACATCTAAGAAGTCTGGCTTAGCACCTTCTTCTACTTTATCTTCTTTCTTGTCGCCTTTCTTTTTAGCGATCATTGCTTTGAACTTTTCTTGAGCAGCTTTCTTTTTGTCAGAAGCTTCTTCTACAGATTCTTTCTTAGCTTTTTTAGCTTTTGGCTCGTCATCTTTGTCGTCAGCTTTTTCTTCGCTGCCGCCATAGGCCTTATTGCTCTTGTGAACAATACCTGTTTTAGTTTTTTCAACAGTACCTGTAGCGATTTGTTTCTTATCGCCAACTTTCATTTCTTCTTTAACGGCTTCTTCTACTTTAGCAGCTTCTGCTTTATATGTAGTAAATCCGCTGAGAACACGCAACTGAGCGTCTTCGTTTAGTTGAACTGCCTTTGGTAGCTCTGGGGCTTTTGGAGTAGAAGGAGGAGCTTCCATGCTATCCAATTTATTAATAAGTGATTTGAAATCCATGTTCATCTTCCTTGGTATTTTTTCTTTAGCCATTGTTCGCAAAGGCTGCTTTTTACTGCATAATGCAATGATTCTTCGTATTCTCTTGGACCCATTTCCATCGAATCTTTTTTGTGCATTTCATATTCCATATGTTCTTGCACAGAATTTAAATGATCGTTAGCTACTGTAATATAGCTGCTGATCCATCCGTCGAGTTCGTCACCCTCTTGAATCATTTTATAGACAGACATAGCATTCTTGGCTATTTGAGCCAATTCTGCTTTTGCCATCGCTGCTTCATGATCGTGATTTTTCAAGTCCATAATGTATTTATCTTTTGATGCTTCCGCCAGTCAATAAGTTAGCTTTTAAATCAAGGGCATTTTTAGCTGTACCGTCCTTGTTTTTAAGGGTTTTCGCTGGTTTATTTTTGTAAACTGGGCCAACAGCAATGTTACCAGCGGAAGTACCGCCGCCTGTTGCTGTTTCTAATAGTTCTTTAATCTTCATATTGTATTTATCGCATTGCTACTTGGAAAGACTTGAGCTTATCAGCACGTTGATCTAAATGTTTCATACCTGGATTGATGGTTTTAGTTACTGCTTTGTTATCTTTAAAACTGTCAACATTAGGTGCTACACGATTCTTCCAGTACCATACTGCTACTTTAGCAGCAACTTCGGGTTTTTCAACTAGTTCGGGATGCTTCTCTAAAGGCAAGCCTAACGCTGCTCCGGCTTTTTTATAGTTGTCTCGTCCTGTTAGCTGTATGTATCCGCGGCCTTTGTATTTTGCGCCATCGCCTACGTCTTTGTTTCCTAACTGCTTTGCTTTACGAGGAGCATATTTAGGATCATATTTACGGAAATCCAAGCTGCCACCAATCTCTTTCATATGTTTAAAATCAAGAGTTTCATGCGCACACTGTGACAAGAATGCTGTAAGTTCGTGTCCTACTATACCTGCCTTTTCTGCAGTCTTTCTTAGGAATACTTCGTGTGGATTACCTGTTACACTTTTTGCAATGTCTTTTTTACTAACTTGTTGAATAACACTGGGCTTATGAGTTGTTGGTTGAGATTTGGCATCAGCATTACCTGCTCCACCAAATGCTAATCCTGTAGCAAGAGCGCCTGCGGCAGCAACATCTTTCCATCCCTCGTTGTCAATATCTTCAGTACCGCCAACTAACTTACCTTTAGGATATCCTTTAGGATCTTTCGCTTTTAGTTGTCCAGCAGGGCCTTCTTTTTGGCCGACCGCTGCTCCTGCAAATGGAAACTTGGCTTCTTCTACATCTTCATGTTTTGCACGACCAGCTTTCATATTAGCCAGCCAATGTGCCATACGAGCCTTTTCACCTGTACTGTGTTTAGCTGTGTTGCGTAAACTGCTTACACTGGCTTTGGTGTTAACTCCGCTACGTTTAGCTAGTCCTTTACGTCCTGGATGTTTGCCATCTGCAAAGTTTTCTGAATTTATACTTTCTTCTTTGTCACCGCTTGAATGTACAGCAATCATCTTGCCGCGATCTAAACTAGATAGTTTTTGCGGTTCGTGTTCTTGCTCACCTTGAGCGACACGTCTGGCACGTTTTAATCCATCTAATACAACTTTAAGACTGTCTTCGTCTGCTTGATATTTGATACCAATACCACCGGCAGCTTCCCAGGCTGAAATATTACTGCCTCTATCGTCGATTAATACATTCGGTAACCCGTTGGCATTTTTAGCATACTTGGCTTTGTTAGCAACAATATAGATATGTTTAGGTTGAGGATTGAGATGTTTCTTAATCCATATATTTTTGTATTTTGCTGAACCTTCGTGATCACCACGAAGTGGACTAGAACAGATATTATATGAACCGGCAGCATCGACAACTATCTGTAGAAGTTTATCTGCTGTGGGAAACTTAGGTAGACGTGCAAAGAAATCCGTGCCTACCATCTTATCTAGTGTAGGATCTACTTTAGCTGGAGGAATATCTCGATAGCTTCCAGAAGTTACTCCTGCGAGTTTAGCGTACTCTGTAAAGAAGTCAGCAACAACACCGTCCATGTCAACATAGACTTCCATGCCTTCCGGTAAGTTTAGATCACTTGCTCTCATCAGCAGTTCCAACGTCTACGTGCTTTGCAGATTGCTTTATCTGGAGTCTTAGAACAATCTATGTGATGCATTTTCTTTTGTCCTGCAGATCTAGAACAATAGCTGCTTCGGCGCTTGCTGGCCTTACTACCACGCTTTAACTTACTAGGCTTAGTAGTTACCGCAGTCTTTAGTTTGCTGCCAGGATGTTCTCTACGATAAGCATTGACGGCTTTTTTGCTCATGCCATCAGTTTTATCTTTGCGGTTTACTTTTTGCCAATCTTCATTAACTGGCGTTGTAACAGCAAATGCATACAACTCATCGTCGGTTAGTTCTTCTAGGTCTTCCCAAACAAGTTCAACATCTACGGCATTTTGATCTGCGATCTGTTCAATGATGTTTTCGATAAGATCAAACTCTTGCTCTAGGCTTTCATTCTTAGGTTTCTTGTGATGCTTCTTCATGTTGATAGCAAT